ACGGTCAGGTGGGTACGGTAGACCGCTTTAAGGTTTTCCAGAGCAACCTGCTCTACACCCCATCTACAGGTACTGATGCTACCTACACCCACGTCCTCGCGGGTCACCCCAAGGCAATCACGTTCGCCTCTCAGTTCACCAACACTGAGACCGTTCGCCTTGAGAGCACCTTCGGCGACGGCGTTCGTGGTCTGAAAGTTTACGGTCGCAAGGTCGTAACTCCTGACTGCCTCGCTGTAGGTAAGTGGAAGGTCTAAGGACTGACGGGGGAGGGTTTCCTCCCCCTTTTCTTCTTACTGGAGATTAGCGTGGAAGAAGCACGAACCGAGAAGGACGACCTGTACATCGAAGCTAAAGAGAAATTCGACGTCACTCTTGACCGTCGCATGACTCTTGATGCGATGCAGGATCAGGTAAATCGGCTCCGAAAAAACGGCAAGGAGCCTGAGAAAGTTTTGCCGAAACGAATTCCTAAAACTCTTCGCAACATTGTCACTGGAGTCGAGTGGCCGTACAGCGAAGGCTTTGCAAACAATCCAGACCTCGAAGTGATCGAGTGGGAGCCTGTAGATGGCAACGACTAAGGTAGCAACTTTAATAGATACAGCAGGGATAATCCTTCAGGACACGTCCCAAGTTCGCTTTCCTCAAGCGGAGTTGCTGACGTTTCTAAACGACGGGCAAAGAGAGATCGTCCTGCACAGACCGGATGCAAAGACGGTAAATGGAACTATGACGTGCGTTGCTGGTAGCAAGCAGTCAATTCCAACTACCGGCCTTCGCCTGATTGATGTCGTTCGCAACGATGGCGGTCGTGCGATCACTCAGATTGATCGCAAGATCTTGGATGAAACTCTGCCGGACTGGCACAACACTGCGGCGGACGCCACTAAGAAGGTCGAGCATTTTGTTTACGATCCGGCTGACCCAAAGAACTTCTACGTTTATCCGAATGCTACTACCAGCATGGATATTGAGATCATTTACAGCACAGCACCAGCAGACCTGACCTACTCGGCCACTCAAGTTATTAGCTTGGATGACATTTATGCGAATGCGATATTGGACTATATGCTGTACCGCGCATACCAGAAAGACAGCGAGTACGCAGGAAATGCCGAGCGCTCGATGATGCACTATCAGTCATTTGCTAATGGCTTAGGCATCAAAACACGCGCTGACGCTGCAACAGATCCCAGACCCAACAATCCTGATCGAAACGAACAAAGGGCGTAATAGTGCGCTATCTGGAGATTGCGGAGTACGTCAGGCCAGAGGCTCATGGAGCGCCTGACTTTTTGATTGAGCGAGCGCTTCGAGAGTCAGCGGTAGAGTTCTGCGTCAAAACAGATATCTATCGACCCGACCCTGAAGACTTTCTCGTAATCCCCAACATTACAGAGTACGAAGTCACGATCCCTACAGGGACAGAACTGAATCACATAATTGATATTTATCGAAACAGACAGACTCTCTCGCCGGTTTCATACACGCGCCTATTAGAGGTAACTGGTGACGGAACCCAGAAAGCAAAGCCAAGGTATTACTCACAGAGAGATAACACAGTTTTCTATCTTGGCCCGACGCCTTCTGAGCGAGAAACGCTCAAGGTTCTGTATTCAGTAAAGCCGTCTCCGTCATCGACCAGCATTCCCGACACGATTGGGGAGGAATACAAAGAGCCGCTTGTTCACGGCGCGATATACCGCCTGCAAATGATGGTTAGTCAGCCATGGTCAAACATGGGTGCTGCTCAATCAAACAAAGCGCTGTTCGACCAGCGGGTAGGGCAGGTGACTCGCGAAGTGAAATACGGATACAGCGGCGGATCCCTAACTGTTAAATCGAGGGCGTTTATCTAATGGCGTACTCCGACACTCTAGAGTTGGTTCAGGGCGACACGCTTCCGCGTGTTGTGATCACCCTCAAGGACGCATCTGAGGCGGCAACCGGCCAGACGCTAGACCCAGAAGACTCTTCTACGTGGGCACCCATTGACCTCAATGGCGCAACTGTGCGCTTGCGGATCAGGGAGATCGGCGCGTCCACAGTCAAAGCGACACTCACCATGACGGTGACTGATGCTGAAAACGGCATAGCGAGCACTGACTTTCCGACCGGAACTCTTGATACGGCAGGTGTTTTTGAGGCTGAGATCGAGGCTACGTTTCAGGGCGGAGAAATTCAGACCGTCAACGATCTGCTGAAGCTTAAAGTGAGAGAAGCCTTCGGATGATTCGAGCGAGCATACAACGTGCTTTGCTCAAGGCCATGGCGGCTCAAGGCAAGCTATCCGTATCTGATGTTGAGGTCAGCAATCTAGTTGCGACCAACGTGCATCTGGATTCTGGTTCGCTACTTGTTGGCCTTATTAGGGCCTTCTTTGAAAGCCCTGAGTTTGATGACGCTATTGCATTTGCCGTAGAAAAAGCCATCGCAGACTCGGCAGGCAGTTCCGATCTTTATGCCGCGCACCTGTTCAAGAACGTGTCCGATGTGGTTTCGATGGGGACCGTTTCCGACTCAATCAGCACTGAGTTCGGCAAAGGCCTTTCAGAAGCGCCAAGCATTTCTGAGGCTCTGACTTACGATGCCTCTAAGGCGCTGTCAGATGCAGGTTCTTTGTCAGATGTTCCTGCAAAGGCTGTTAGCCGACCTGTATCAGACACGTTCACCAGCTCTGACGCTCACGTAACTACTTTCGGGAAGAACCCGAGCGAAACACCAGCTATTACGGACGCGCAAGTATTTACGGTAGGCAAGGGTTTGTCAGATGCCGCAGGTATTAGTGAAACTTTTGTTAGGGCTATTGCTTACAACCGATCATTCTCTGACTCGGTATCGGTCAGCGACATCATCTCGAATACGATGATTGATGGCCTCGACCGTGAGCAGCAAAACACGGCGGGCGTCACGGACGTAGCCGCTTTGGGTTACAGCAAGCACCTGTCAGAGACTTCGTCTGCGACAGATGTGTATGTTTCTTCGTTTAGCAAGCCTGTCAGCGAAGCGCCTTCTGTATCAGAGCAAATAGGAAAGTCGGTTGATACATCGAAGTCAGACAGCGCTGGCATCACGGATAGCCCGCTGTTTGAGTTTGGCAAGGGCTTTAGCGAGCAGCCTAGCGTTTCAGAGAACGCCGCGCTGGCCCTGTTTCTTGTTAAGACGGAAACGCCTTCAGTCACCGACACGTTTGCTAAGTCTATTTCTAAAGTCATTGCCGACACTGCTGACATTTCGGATGCGTTCGCTCTTGTTGAAGACAACATTCTCAGCCCAAGCAACACAGCTAATGCATCTGATAGCGCCGCTATTTCAGTCGGTGCTAGCAAGTCAAACACCTTCGATGCAGCCGACGCTTACGCTGCTGCGTTTTCAAAGAATCTAGAAGACCCCGCTAATTGCTCCGACACGGGCGTTCTTCTGGCTCAGGGCTACGTCAGTAGCACTGACTATTTCAGCGACGACTTTGTCGGAGTCAAACGAACCTTAACCTAAAGGATATAAGCCATGATCATCGATGGACTGAAAGCGAAGGGAACACTGGACATTGTAGTTCGTGGCCCTGACGGAAATATCAAAGACGAGAAGAAGGTTGAAAACCTGATCGTCGATACTGGACTGGACTACATTGCATCTCGCATGAGCGGTACGAGCGAGAACGTAATGAGCCACATGGCAGTGGGCACTGGCTCTACTGCTGCGGCGGCTGGCGATACCACTCTTGGTACTGAGCTGGACCGCAACGCCCTGACCAGCACCACGGTTACAGATAATGCAATCGCTTATGTCTGTAGCTGGAGCGCAGGTGACGGAACTGGTTCATTGACCGAAGCCGGTATCTTCAATGCCTCTTCAGGAGGAACCATGCTCTGCCGCACGGTCTTCGGAACTGTGACCAAGGCCGCTGACGACAGCATGACCATTACGTGGACTATAACGGTCTCAGCTTCCTAATATAGGAAACCACGATGGCAACCATTGTCACTCGTAGTGGAAAGGGTTCACCTCTGACTAACACAGAGGTGGACTCTAATTTCACTAACCTGAATACAGACAAGATCGAGGACGCTCCATCTGACGGAACTACCTATGCCCGTCAGTCTGGTGCGTGGGCGGCGGTCACTGCTGCTGCTGCCACGATTACAACGTCCAGCACAGCACCGTCATCTCCATCTGATGGAGACGTTTGGTATTCAGAAAGTAATGGTGTCACGTATGTGTATTACGACGACGGAACGTCTTCGCAATGGGTGGCTACTGGCGCACCAGTAAGCAGTCCAAAAGGCGCGTCTTCTTTAGCAGAATTGTCTGATGTCACCCTAAGCAATTTAGCAACGGGCGATTTTTTGGAGTACAACGGTAGTGCTTGGGTAAACCAACAGCCAAGATTTGCTCAATTCGCAGGTTCTGCTAGATCGGCTTCGGGAAGCACGACTAATACCTACGCTACATCGTTCACGGAATCTTACAACAGCGGTAGCTGGGTAACCGATTCATCTGGGGTATTTAGCTTTTCTGAGACGGGGAAGTGGGTAGTCCGATTAAGCTCTACGCTTTATTTCTCTTCCAGCTCTAATAACACCCTCTACAGCAGAATAGAGAAAAGCACCAACAGCGGATCAAGTTTTTCTACTGTAACTGCGACCGGCTTGACAGCAATTCGTTATAGCTCCACCGGAACCCAGACGAACGATGAGTTTTATGTATTTGACGTAACAAATACCAGCACCAATAGATTGAGAATCGGCGTCGGCTGGCAGTATTCAAATAGCAGTTCAACCATAACTCCGTTAGTAACATTTGAGAAGCCTTTTGGATTATGACAACAATCGTTACAACTGCCAGTAAAAGTGCGCCGCTGTCTGTTGTAGAGATGGACGCAAACTTCTCTAACTTGAATGCAGATAAGTTAGAAGACGCGCCCTCAGATGGTACGCAGTACATAAGAGAGAACGGATCTTGGGCTAATTTAGTCGCCGATTCATTTGTAGAGACTTCGTCTACAAAGCCCTCAAACCCTATCGACGGCCAGCCTTGGTTTTCAGAAAGCAATGGAGTGACTTATGTTTATGATAGCACTGCTGGCGCTTGGGTGGCACTCGGGGGTACGGGACGAGGCGGCGCTTCGACTTTATTAGCTGGAATGCCTTCTCTCGCCTCCAATGCAGGGACTTACTCCTCAAGGCTCACATACAACGCTAATGAGTGGGACGATGATTCTGCTGAAGCAGAATACGAAACCTACTCAAGCTCCGCACCTTCCCCAAGTGACGTGGCGCAAGGTGATTCAACATATACGCAATACAACGGCGGCACTGACATATATTTTGCTAACAAGGTGCTAGGTAGTGGCGTTTGGATGGTTTTTTGTCAAATTTTTCTAGCTGGCTACCGTTTGTCATTTTATCCAGACGGCTTATCGACCGGCCAGAGTAGTTACTGTTCAGCGGAATACAGAATTGGCAGCACTTTGCAGAAGCCTGTGTCTTTTGAGAACAGTAATTACAGTGTGGTTCATACAGTATCTTCTAGCAGCAATTCCCTGCCATCCTCGGGCAGTTTTGCAAACCTATATACGACTAGCCAACCCCACTGGAAAAAATCCACGTTCATAAATATTGTCAACGGCGGGTCTACGCTTCGATTTTCAAAAACCAGCTTTCGTCAATGTGCCCCAGAAATGCAAGTGTTTCTCGCATTGAAGCCGATAAGGTGAATTAATAATGAACTTCCCAGACAATCCATCAGGCGGAGATCTTTTCAACGGATTCATCTACAACGCCACACTTGGTGTGTGGGACGTTGCCACGTCTGACGGGTACTTCGCGGTCACTGCTAGTGGCTCAAGCGCTTACGTCTTCAACGGATTCGGCACCGATAGCGACAGTAACCCGACGCTTTACCTGCATAGAGGCAAGACTTACGAGTTTGCCGTAGATGCTACAGGTCATCCGTTTTACATCAACTCCACATCTGGAACCGGCACCGGCAACGCCTACTCTGATGGTGTTACCAACAATGGAGCGGCAACCGGAACCATTAAGTTTGTTGTGCCACAGGACGCGCCATCCAAGCTCTACTACAACTGTCAGTATCACGGCTCTATGGCAGGGGAAATTATCATCCCCAGAGCCGCGCAGATTGATGATCTCAGTGATGTAGATACATCAACGACAGCGCCGACTGATGGGCAGGTATTAACTTGGGACAATGCAAACAGTCAGTGGGAGCCAGCTACAGCGAGTGGCGGCATTGCGTTGACCGACCTCTCTGTTACCACTAATACCGCAGGCACAGCGGCACTTTCATACAGCAACAGCACAGGGGTATTCAGCTATACGCCCCCAGACCTATCTAGCTATATAACTAGCTACACGGTTACCCAAAGCGACGTAACGACTCACCAAGCCGCCCTTTCGATCACTGAATCTCAGATTAGCGATCTTGGAACATATCTGACCGGCATTACCAACGAGAGCATCGGAGATTTATCTGACGTAAACAGCTCTATTACTGGATCGGGTAATCACGTTCTTGGGTGGGACGCTACGAATAGCCGGTGGGACGCGCAAGTTGGCATAACGCCTAACAATGTAAACAGCTATGTAGACTTTCACCTAAACCAAAGTTCGGCAGCAACGAACGAAGTCCTTAGCTGGAATGGCTCAGACTATGACTGGGTAGCGCAATCTGGCGGCATCGCCTTAACTGATATCTCTGTCACAACTAATGCGGCAGGCACGGCGGCGCTGAGCTACAACAATACGACTGGTACATTTAGTTACACCCCGCCAGACCTGTCTAGCTACCTTACCGGCATTTCAAGTCAAAGCATCGGAGACTTATCCGACGTAAATAGCTCCATCACGGGAGCAACTAACTATGTGCTCGGGTGGGATCCTACGAACAGCCGTTGGGATGCCCGCAATATAGGCGCTTACATACATGATCAAGTTGACAATCATTTAAATATCATCACCGCAAGCCAAAATAAAGTTCTTACTTGGACTGGCACGGATTACGCTTGGAGTTCCACCCTTTTTGATCACTCTGTTACGACCACCAGCGCGGGAACGGCGGCGCTTACATACAGTAACACCACAGGGGTGTTCACCTTTACGCCTCCAGACTTATCCAGTTACCTAACAAGCGTAGCGCTAGACGACGTTTCAGACGTAACGATTACATCAGCGTCTAATGGACAGGTACTGAAATACAACGGTACTGCATGGGTGAACGCCGCTGACGCTGGTGGCATAGCACTAACGGATCTGTCTGTTACGACTAATGCCGCTGGTACTGCGGCTCTTAGCTATAACAACTCTACAGGCGCGTTTAGCTACACGCCGCCAGATTTATCTAGCTACTTAACAGGCATTACCGGACAAAGCATCGAAGATTTGTCTGATGTAAACACTATGACCCCGACAGACGGGCAAGTGCTTACGTGGGATAACGCAAATAGTCGCTGGGATGCGGCGTCGCCATCAGGCGGCAGTTATAACGACGCCAGTGTAGATGCTCACCTTAACACCAGCACGGCGGCAACAAACGAAGTATTAAGCTGGAACGGCACAGATTACGATTGGGTCGCACAGTCGGGTGGTGGCGGTGCGTCTGTAACTACCGCAGATACAGCACCAAGCTCCCCGTCCGATGGCGACCTTTGGTACGACACAACCACTCTGCGGCTCTATGTTTATTACAACGACGGTTCTTCGTCGCAGTGGGTTAAGGCTAACCCCTCTGGGAGCGGGTCGGGAGCAAGTGTTGCTGTTCAGGAAACTGCACCGAGCAATCCCAGTTCCGGTGACCTTTGGTGGGATACAGCCGACTTAATCATGGCTGTTTATTACAGTGACGGTGACAGCAGTCAATGGGTGCAAATAGGATAGAGGCGTACTAATGGCAGTTGATTTTCCAAGCAACCCCACTAACGGACAGACCATTACCGTCAGCGGAATCACTTACGCTTACGACTCCACTCAAGGCGTTTGGTCTGACAGCCCCCAAGGTCTGACTCAGGCTATTGACGCGCTGACAGACGTAGATACGTCCACGGTAGCGCCTACTAACGGTCAAGTGCTTCAGTGGAACAGCACAGACAGTGAGTGGCAACCGGCTGACTCATCTGCTGGCGTAACGGTCTACGCAACGATTGACGATCTGCCGTTATCTGGTGTCGCAGAAGGCTCGATGGCGCTGGTTGATTCTACCGACAAGCTCTACATCTTCAGTGATGCGGGGTGGTATTCGATCACTCTGGTAAACATCACGCCATCAATTAGCGGCGTAAACGCCACTTACACCCTTGCTACAGACGGCACGGCTACGGTCGTTACGGTTACCGCAACTGACCCAGAGGGTTTACCTCTCACCTACAGTATTGTTAGTGATACGTCTGGAAACATTGCAACTGTCACTCAGGGCACTGGTGCAAATACCAATCAGTGGACGATTACTCCCAGCACTAACTCTGCGAATGCGGGTAACTTTACTCTGGTGTTTAGGGCCAGTGATGGCGTCAATGTAGCGTCGGCAAGCTCGACGTTTGAGCTTCAATTCTCGGTCGTGAATAGCAACTACACCACAGCGTTAATTACTACGGCAGATAACGGCTTTACCAGCAATAAATTATTCCGCGATAGCTCTGGAAACAATCACACCATTACTGCAAATGGTGACGCAACGCAGAGCACCTTCAGCCCATATAGGCATGGTGGGTATTCGACTTATTTTGATGGGACGGGTGATTATTTAGGTG